ACATTTTCAAAGTTAAGGCTTCCATCTGCATTCTGAAGTGGAGTTTCTTCTAAATAAATTGACTGAAGCCCATTAGCTAAACCTTCAATCTCGCCTTCAGCTAAACCATATAGAACCTTGATAAAGGTTTTCGATTGAGCAGAATCTGGTGAAATGACAGGTTGCCGTTGTTTTTTACTGCCTTTTTTTGCGCCTACTACTGCATTCATAAGAAATCTCACGCAATAAAAAAGGCGCTAGAAAGCGCCTGTTAAATAATTAAAAATTACATCTGATCTTCAGGATATTGACCAGCACTGATAATGAAACCACCAATTTCACGTTGGCCATATAAAATTGGTACCGGGTTGCCCTGAGCAACGGTGGTAACTGCACCGCCAAAGCCCTTATTTGCTCTATTGCCGTCTTGGTTTTGATCTTGAGTCGTATCAACCTTTGGCATAAGCATTGATGCAACCCCTCCCATAGCCATGCCAGCACCTGCACCTATCAATGCAACCTGAGCAGCCTGACCAATACCTGGTATAAATGAAGCAGCTATCAGAATCGCACCAAGTACAAGTTGCAAAATCCCATTATTGCCACCAGCCCCCATTACTCGCGGGACGATATGAATAGTGTCTGCTTCAGTATTCATGTCTAGCTGCTCTTCACCAATATTGTCACCAGTGATTACACGCTTGGTTTCATGGTCATAAATTGCTGGGCGTTTCTTGCCTCGCTTATTACTTAAGTTCTTTGATTTTAAAAATACGGCAAAGCGTAGGCCCTGCTCATGTGCATGCAACATAAAGTGTTCAAAGCCAGCGATCTGAATAGATAATGCACGCATGGCTTCGCGAGTATTTGCGACATCGAGCTTAAATTCACGACCGAACTTTTGCCCCAAGATGCCGTACAACCTAATTGTTTTTAACATCTCTATGCCTCAAGATTTTTACCGTTCTTGTTGACCATTGCTGTCCGTAGATTTCACGAATAGATTTACGGTCATGAAGTTGATGCAAAATTAAGGTATTGCCAATACAAGGCTCAGTTTCTTCTGACTTTAAATTTGCATTATCTCCCAGCCAAATGATGCAATGATTTGGATGTTCAGTTCGAGGTACTCGGCAAATCAACATATCTCCATATTGCGGTGTATCAACTTCATAAAATCCGGCCTTCGGAAAGTTATCAACCAATATTGACGGATGATCTTTGTCTTCCCACCAGCCATCCTTTCGTTCAAAGTCTGGCAACTTAATACCTAGCTCACGATCATAAAAGTCACGGACTAGTGCATAACAGTCCTGATAATGATGAATATAATTACGCCCCACTAAAGGGGCGCGATAACCACAAGGTTCATAAACTTGAAAATCTAGATCCGGATATGAACAAATTACCCACGGCTTTTGATGTAACTCAATCTGAATTAAGTCTAGTTCCGATGCGCGTGTAGTGCCATCTGGATGAGAGTGCACATAAGCTAAGATTTCGCCTTGATCTTCAGCACTTGCCAAATCCTCGGGATGAATTTCAAATTGATCAGATTGTTCGGCAATATTTCGACAAGCAATATATTGCTTGTCAATAATCACACCACAGCATTCAAGCGGATAGCATTCATCAGCATGCGCCATGATTGCTTTTTTTAGTTTCGCTGTAAGTTTCATAAGACCTCATAATAAACTTGAAGCCGGAAAACCACCGAAAGGCAATGGCTTATTCTCACCGAACCGCAAGCGGCAAGACCGCAGAAGTCCACCGCATCGATCAAGTGCTGGATTATCAGTTGGCTCACCTTTATCAGTGAACATTGCAACACCTGTGTAACCACATTCTTCGCCGCGATACTTCCCCATCATGCACCAATGGCATAATGATGTAATTTGACGTACAGGAATTTTCAACCCTTCAAAATCGATTGGGTTTGAAAGCTCAAAAGTTACTTGCTGGGCGTTTTCAGATGTTTTTTGCTCGATATACCAAAGCTGCTCTTTAAACTCATTGGAAGCAGTTGGATTGCCTTCTGTGAAGTTTTCAGCATCTAAGTATTTAGCAAGTGTCGTAATGACTTTAAGCTTAGCCCCAGCAAAGTCTTTAAACTGCAAACAGTAAGCAGACACAGCATTTTGAATGCCGTTAATATTGTTCGCCATGCTTAAAGTGGGTGCTGAAGCTTTACCATCTGATCGCATTTCAAGACCAGATACTTCAAGTGCCATCGGCTCAAAAACTTGTCCTTGCCAAATAATATTGCGGTTCCATACTTTTTGATCGCCAGCATCAAAAACTTTGCCAATGCTGCCAGAGTCGGCACCGATCAGACCACTTGAACCAATTGAAGAGTAGATTTTCTCCCAGTCTTGAAAAGAAATATGCCCGTGAAAACGCAAGATGCCAGCACCTAAGCCGCTGGCATCTAGTTCATACAAATGGATTAATCCATCGACATACAGCTTCTGGAAATCACTATTCAGGGTCATAAGTCACCTCGTCATAGATTGGATTTCCATCTTTGTCTAAGACTGGCACCTCGTCATAGATTGGATTTCCATCACTATCAACTGCTTGAACCCATTCAAAAACTGGCTCACCATTTTCATTAATGACTGGTTGATTCGACAAAATAGGCGTACCGTTTTGATCAGTTTGAATGTGAGTTACTGGCTTTTTATAATTCTTGCCATCCACGATGACAGCTTTTCCTTCATCATCAAATAAATCTTCGTATTTAGTGATATAGGTCAATTGCGGTGCATATTTTACTTGCTGGACCATACGTGGTTGTTTTTCAGTACGTGGAATTTTTCTGACGATTGTCTTTTTAATACTGTTTAAACGAATGTCGATCCATCGCGGCTCACCATTTGCATTGTTCGGAATATCGATTGGTGCATCGAGATTCGCAACAATATCGCCTTCATCATTTAGCTTTTTCTTGAACGTTTTAATTTCAAGATCACCGTTATCAAGTGTTTGATATTCAACTGCACAAATTTTATTGCCGTGAGTGTCGGTCGGAATTTCAATCCACCAACCTTCCTTCGCAAAACCTGACGTTCCTTTTAGCAAGTAGTGCCCTACATCGAGCTTTTCAAAAGAGAGAGGCTGTTCAGAGGCTTCGTCATTAGGCTCAATTTTATCGGCAAATAGCTTAACAATCGGAGATGCTGACTTGATGAAACCATTTGCATCCACTGTTGTATTTTTTGACGACAAAATTTTACGCCACGGCTGAAACGTATTTACATTCCAGTTTACAGACCTGACATACATATCGGAGTTATGTGTTATGCTTAATTGTGCACAAGCATCAGTTGAATCGTTAATATCTAAATTAATAATTGCCTGAGAATTGTTGTCTGGATAGTCTCCAGCACTTGAAATATTATTACCATTATTTTGCCAATAAAAGGCATTACCATTTCCTCTCAATGTTGATAATTTTTGACTACCCAGTCGAATTGACTTTCCAACTCCAAAAGCACCTACTTCCATTACATTCCCGGCAGCGGTACCTACATAACGACTAGCTGCATGGGTGTTATTCGTAAAGTTTTCATTCATTTTTGCGCCAGTAGAGCGGAATGTGTCGCCACCCGCACCCGTTGGGGCAGTGCCTAAATTTACTGTTTGAATGGTCATTTTCTTACTCGCATAAAAAAGCCCCTAAAAAGGGGCTTTGAAGAGATTAAAAGTTAAGGATAAAAGACTTGGGTGAATGTCGTAGAGATTTGCCAAATATCACCACCTAAACAACGGGGTTGATATTCGCCTGTTTTAACTCGGACTTCACCGTCTAGTGGTGAATCCCAAAGAAACGAGTCAGCTCCTTTGTGATCATCAAAGAATGCTTTGATTTGCATGATTTCAGCTTTTTTTGCTGTTCGCGAATATTGCCATGTGCCAGATCGGTTATTGATTCCTATTGAGACATTTTGCTCATACCCATCACCAAACTTAGATGACAAAGTATTAAAGCTCTGCGAACCTGAGTTACCTTCTAAGTCTTGGCACCAAGTGAATTTACGATTACTCATCTTTTTTTGACCACTCAACTTTCATACTAACCGGACTATCCTTAAAACGTTTTTTGCAACTTTCTAGATCCT